CGAGACGCGTGTCGTGTCGCATCTGCGCCTGGCCGACCACCGCGAGCGCGAAATCGGCGATGGATCGGAATCCGCAGCGCCCCTCTTCGCGCGGGTCGCGTGCGATCGCAGGGACTCGCGGCACTCCACCATCGGCCACGGGATCCGGACCGCCGGACTCGGGATCATCGAGAGCTTCGCCAGCGATTCGAGCGCGATCGAGTTCCTCGAGCGTGTCGGCGCGCGTGCGAAGCCTATTCGTTTGCGCGACGAGCGACTGGATTTCTGTGGCGCGCGACTCGATCTCGGAGTCGTCGAGCGCGCAATCCTCGGCCGAGATTTCGGCTTGGATTCCTTCCGCCGTCGTGATGGCGGCGGCGGCCTGCCTGCGCAGGATGAGGTACGGTTTCATCGATGCCTCCAGAGCGGACGTTCCTCGCGCCCCCGGAAAGGTAGGGACGTGTCATCGGAGACGGTGTCTCGCTCTGGCTCGGCAGATCGATGCCGCTGGCCTGATCGTGTCGCGGCGATCGACTCGGCGATCGCGGCATCACATCGGCCCTTTCCGCTCGCAGTGCTACCCGATCGAACTGCCGCGCGTCAAGCACGATTTTTCGATCGCCAGCAGAGATGCCGTGACGGCGACCGATGCGCGCCTGGTCGAGCGGCGCTTCCCGACGGCCGCGCGGAAGTCCTCGAGCGCGTCGTCGAGTGATCTCACACGGTCGGCGAGCCCGAGCGCGATGGCCTCCTTGCCCGACCAGACACGGCCATCGGTGACGGCCTCCAGTGCCTTCGCGCTCATCTTCCGGCCGCGCCTGACCGCGGCAAAGAAGTGCTCGGCCAGGGAGTCGACGCGCTCCCGGAAATAGTCGAGATGCTCGGGCGTGATGACGGTGCCCGGTACGGCCGCGCCCTTGAATGGCCCGGTCGAGACGACGTGCACCTTCACCCCTGCCTGTTCCGCTGCGACGGATAGGTCCTCGATGATCCCGACGACACCGATCGATCCGACCTCGGCTGTCGGACCGAGAGTAATCGTCTCCGCGGCACTAGCTGCCCAGTACGCGGCGGAGGCGAGCATGTCATCGCCATGGACGCGCAGCGGCTTGGCTTCGGCGGCGCGCGCGACATCGCGCGCGAGCTCGTCCGTTCCTGCAACCGATCCGCCGGGAGAATCCATCACGAGTAGGATGCCGGTCGCATCCGCATCGCGAGCGGCTTCCCGAAGTTCTCGACGCAGCGTGACCGTCGACTTGTCGGCAAACTTCGAGTCGCCCTTCAACATCGGGCCCGAGAATTCGAGCACCGCGATGCCGGAATGGTCGACCAGGTAGGGCTTCCACTTGGCCGCCGAACTCTCCTGCGGAATCTCTGCACGCACGGCAGCATCATCGCCTGCGAGCAGCGCTCGCTCGATCGCGAGATCGCCGATCCAACGCGCCGATGCAAACTCGCCCGGGTCGTAGCGCGCGAAGTCGCCCGTGAGCCCGGCATTCACCGCTCGGACGGCGCGTGTGAGATAGTTCGGCTCGCAGAGCCAGAGCCCGAGATGATCATGCAGGCATCGCCTGCGGCGTGCGACGGGATCCATGGATTGACTCCGTGATGTACTTGTCGGCCCAGAAAGAATCGAAACCGGCGATGGCGCCGGAGAAGAGCTCGGGTTCTGCGCCGAGCGCGACCGCACGCATCGCCTCGACGCAGTCGCGCGGTGCGCGCACGATCGGGAATTCGACGATACCCAGCACGCCACCGATCGCAATCGAGATCGGCTCGAACATCTCATCGGCAATGGCGAGCTCGCCATCGAAGAACTCGCCGACCTTGGCCGAGTACATCGCATGCGACTCGGCGTGCCTGCGGAGCAGACGATCGACCGCGCTCTCCGCTCGGCGTGCTATCCGCGAGAAGGCCGCAGCCGCAATCGGAAGGATGGCGCGCGCCGCATCCGCTCCCTGGTCGTCTCGCTCCTGTCGACGCTGGCGCATGTTCTCGTCGTCGCGTTCGGCGCCTAAACCGCGCTTGTCGTTCTTCGCCGGCTCTGCTTTCCCGCTCGCCGCATCCTCGGTCCGCACCATGTTCTTTGGAACATAGTAGACGTCGCCACCCTCGATCGGGTTCTCGTTCTCGAGGTTTCGGATGTCGTTCTGCGAGAAGGTCCCGACGTGCCAGAGCCGCGAGTAGTATTCCGATCGCGACTTCGAATCGCCACGCAAGAGCGCGTTCGCGACGTGCTCGGCAAAGACGTCCTCCTCCTGGTCGAGCAGTTTCCGAGCGACCTCCTGCTCCCAGCGCTCGAACCATGATTGGAGCGTGTCGACGACGTACTGGATATTGAGCGATTCGATGTTGTTGAAGGTCGCACGAAGAAGATGCTGCAACTTGTGAGGAGGAATTCGGAACCATCGAGCGATCTCTTCGATCGTGAATTGCCGCACCGTCAAGAGCTGGGCGTCTGACGGATTCACCTGCCGGACGTCCTTCCATTTCATGTCCGCGTCGAGAACGAGCGGCTTGTGCTTCCCGCTCTGGTTCTCGTACATCTGCGCGAACTGAACGCGCAGCTTCTCGATTTGGTTCTGGTCGCGGATCGTCTGCGGCGTCTCGAGGACGCCAGGAGTGTAGACCCCCTGCGAAAAGAACCGGTTGCCGAACTCCTCGGACGCCAAGCCCAGGCCGATCGACTCCGCGCCGACACGCGCAACGGAGTATCCCTGCAAGCCATCTCCGCCAAGCCCGTAGAGATGAAAAACCTGGTCGGGTCGCAATTCGATCTTGCCGACGTTTCGATTTGCTCGCACGTGGTAGACGATCGCACGGCGATTGCCGTCGACGATCTCGATCGATACGCGGCTGGGATGAATCGGCCAGAGCTCGCGGACATCGCCGTTGCCATCTCGGACGATCTCGGCGTAGCCGTTTCCCCACCCGAGCGCCCAGTGTTGCATCGTCTCGCGGAACGCCATCGCGCCCATCGTCGAATTCGCCTCGACGTTCAAAATGCGATGAACCGGATGGCTGGATAGTCGTTGCTTGCCTCGCGGCTCGAGTCGGCGGTAGACGGGAAATGGCAGCTTCGCGACATCCTCGGAGATCGCGCGAATCGCGGCGAAATACGCGGCGAGCGACATCGCCGCCTCGGGTGTCACCTGCTCGCCGGACGCCGTGCGCGCAGCGAACGCATCCGTGAGCCAGAGCTTCGGATTCTTGAAGTCCGAGACCTCGGAGGCGAAGCAGCGCTCGAGGATGCTCATCGACGCCTCCACGATCCAACGAAGAGATCGATCCAGAGGAGTCCGCCCACGAGGAGGATGCCGGCTGCCGGCGAGGCGATCGCGCCTAGACCGGCGCCCATCATGGCGAGGCTCGCTGCGAAAATCGAAAGACGTAGGCCGTTACTCAAAGCGTCAGGAACCCCCGCTCCTCATAGATCGACTGCCCATCGCCACTACGACTCGCACGCGCGATCGCCATGATCGCAGCCACAATACCATCGATCTTCTCGGCACACTTCTTTTTGTTCGGGCGGTAGTTGCCCGAATCGTCGAGCGACAGAACGAGGTTCGAAGCCATCCAGGTGAGCACCTCGTGATGCTCGTGATGGATTTCCTTGGCCTTGACCAAGCGCAAGAGTTCCTTCGTCGGCGCGTTGAAATTCGCGAAGGTCTGACGGAACTTCACCAACGAGATGCCATCCTCCTCCTCGAGTTCTTGGCCGAGCTGCTCCATGTTCCACGGATCGAATGCGACCTCGCGGATGTCGAAGCGCTCGACGTCTTCAACGATCCTCGCTCGAATCGCTCGGTAGTGGATCGCATTCCCCTCGGTCATCTCGAGGAGTCCGGCCCTCGCCCAGGTGCAGTACGGGACCTTGTCTTTTCGCTCACGCGCCTCGGCCGATTCGGCCGGCACCCAGAAATGACTCCGCAGATAGACGCCGGCATCGTCAGGGAGACGGAAGGCGATGACCCACGCCGTGATGTCATCCATTGATGAGAGGTCGAGTCCACCGAAGGCAGGGAGACGCCGGAGCTCATCGTCATCGATGCGCGTTTCTGGGCAGGCGCGCCATGAATCCATCTGGATCGCACGGACATCCTGCTCCGTACGGATGTTGAGATGGAGTCGCTTGAAAACGTTTTCCTCCGCCGGGTCGTCGACTGCGCGCTGACAGGCCGCGCGCAGATACTCCGGCGACACCGAGACGCCATAGTTCGGGTTCGCCCGCTTCCACGTGTCCTCGCTCTTCCAATCGTCTCCTTTCGCGGCCTCGTAGATGACCGGAAGGAAACGCGCATCGTGAAGATCGCCATCGCGTACGCGTGTCGCATAGTCATGCAACCGATTGCAGACCGACCCTTCGCGCTCATAGTCGGCCGTGGTGATGTAGACCGTGAGCGGCTGCCTGCGCGAACCCATCGAGGTGCGCAGTACGTCGATGATGCTGCTATCCGGATGCGCGTGGACCTCATCGATGATCGCACAGTGCGCATTCAGCCCATGCTTCGAGTCGGGTTCTCCATTAATCGGCTGAAAAAACGAACCGTCAGACTCAATCGTGATGGACTGCCTATAGCACTGAGCGATGGCTTTGAGCTCCGGGATCTTCAGCACCATCCGCCGAGCCATGCCGAACGGGATCATCGCTTGATCCTCTTCGCATGCGGCCGTGTAGATTTCGGCGCCTGGCTCTCGATCGGTGAAGAGGATCTTGTTCCCGATTCCGGCTGCGAGGATGGACTTGCCGTTCTTCCTCGGCACGTAGATGAACACTTCTCTATAGCGACGCAGCCCGCGCTTGTCTTTCCAACCGAACAGATTCGCGACGATCGCTTGTTGCCACGGCTCGAGTTCGATCGGCTTGCCGGCGAGCGCGCCCTTCACATGCACGCAGCAATCCGCGAACCATAGGATGGCGAGTGCGGCGGCCTCGTAATCGAAAACGAACCCGGACGCATCCCTGCGCGCGTCGTAGCCCGGGATCCCATCGATTGCGGCCTCAAGAGATGATCTTGAGATGTCGAGCCCGCTTGTCTTCGGCATCGTCCTGTGGTCTCTGTGGCGTCCACTCATTCGTCGCGATTCGTGTGCGCGATGCCGGCGAGAGTCCGAGATGCTGCTCGAGACGCGAGAGCTGAGTCAGCATCCGATTGACGATCATGCTCTCCGGATACTCGCGCCAGATGGTGACGTCACCGACCATCACCTCGTAGCTGGACCCGTGACGATCGATGAAGCGCTGCACGCGACGCCACTCTGACCAGACGACGCAGTAGCGCGCGACGACGTTCCGGTCGGCTCCAGTCAAGACCCGCATCGCGACCAGGCGAGGCGTGATGTAGCGCCAGCAGTTTCGCGCCTCGCCGCGGAGCCATTGCGGGCAGGGCGGCGGCGCGAGCTCGCGCGGAGGAAACGGCTCGTGCCGACAGTCCCTCAC